GTCACAGAAACGCTGCCAGTTGTCAAATGGTTTTGTTAGTGTGGCTGTAGTCATTTATAAAAGGGGTTTAAAAAATACCAGGAATGATTTGTCCTGTTGTTGCATATGCTCCAAGAGCAGCGATAATACCGAGCATTGCTACTCTCCCATTAAGCTCTTCAGCATCGTGAAATAGTACGTTGGCTTCTTCTTTATGCATAAGTCGTGGAGGTGTTTCGTTTGCGAAAATGTTTTGTTTACCGTATTCAGTAATTACAGTCATTGAATTAGTAAGTAGGTGATAGGCGATGATGAACTGTCAGGTCGCCATGACTACTTACTTTTTATTTTTCTTTTTAGGTGTTGTACCCATGTGTTTATTGTAGGAATCTGCCCTACCTTTCCATGCATCGTTAAATTCTTTGAACATCTTAACCATGTTCTTTGGTGTAACTTTTGCCATTTAATTTCCTGAATATTGTTTATAGAAGTCTTCTCTTGCCTTAGCAGCTTTAGTAATCTCACTTACTTTTGACTTGTTTTTCGGTTTGTTGAAGTGACCTTTAAGTTTTTTAATGGCCCAATCAGATGCTTTACTCATAATTAAAAATTAATGTTTGAACGTTCTAGTTTATCCATGATTGCCTGACGATATGCAGGGTCATCATGATATCTTGGATCACTTTGTGCTTTTACTAATTCTTGTTGACTCTTAAATACATCTCCAGCTGAACTAGGTGGTTTACCTGTAAGCATTCTTCCATCTGTACCAACAGCATCTGTGTACCTAGACTTCAATGCTTGAAGTGCAAAGTAGCAAGCAAGAGGATCTCCTCTGTCTACTACTGTATCATACATCTTTTGCTCTTGAGCAGATAAATTATCCTTAGCCCATCCAACCATTTGATTGTATTGTTCTTCACCTCCAGCTGATTCCATCAACTGAGATATGTTTTCATCAGTAAGAGCTTGGGCTTGGTTAGCATTTCTATACCTTAAGTATTCTTTAGCTAATTCTCCTGGGTTAGTCTGAGCAAGTTCTTTTAATGTCTCATCACTAAACCCATCGTCTCTTTGATCCCATAGAGTATCTAATATATTAGACTCTTTGGTTTCAGGTTCTTCTTCTGTGACTTCTTCTTCTTTGGCTTCGGTTTCGGTTTCGCCAGTTTCTTCAGGTACATCTGTTTTAGGTTCTCCTAATTTCTTTTGCAGTTCTACATAAGCTGATTCAAGTTCTTCAGCATTCTTATATTTACCTGCTAACAGCTGCTCCTGTTGAGCTTCCATTTCTTCACCAACCTTAAGTGAGTCCATCTCTTCTTGAGTAAACTCAGGACTATCAGCTGGTGTTTCATCCATTGTTAATGTTTCTGCCATAGGGTGTTATTGCGGTTGTTGTCCTTGCTCTAATTGAGCAGCTAATTGTGGATTCTTGGTTGGATCAGCAAGTGGTGTCTTAGCTTCTTGTGCTTGAATTTTTCTATTCTCAAGTTGCATAGCTTCTTGACGTTGTGCCTCTTCTCTTTGTTGTATCTCTTGCATTGAAGTAACAAGATTTAATACATCAATACCTTGAGCTGCAGCTAATCGTTTGATTGCTTCCTCTGGATTGATGAATTTCATTAGAGATTCTGGTCCCATAGTCTGAGCAACAGTTCCTAAGAATGCAGTTAAGCTTTCTCTATCCTGTCCACGACCTAATGCATTTACACCTGCGACAATCGTAGGCTTGATTAAATCATTAGGAAGACGAGGTATCTCACCTGTCTTTTGGAATACATTTAGCTTTCTATTTAAGTATGGCACAAGAAACTCTGTCGTAAGCAATGAGTACAAGCCTCCTAGCTGTTGATCTAATTCCATCTGTGTCATCCTTACTTCTTCCGCTGTAGTACGTTCACTATTTCTGACTTGCATGATTAGGAAAGCTTCACTTAGACGCTTCTCTAATTGCATTGCCATCTCAAACGCTGTACGGAAGTCAGCTGTCTTACCAACTTGAACCACACCTATGTCATCTGGTCTGCCCTGGATGATCGCACCGTTACCAGCCGTAGCTAGTGTCTGTGGTTTGGTTGTGCTACTTGGGCTAACTGTGAAAACTACCTTTGCTGCAGCTGCACTACCCTCTACGAGAGCTTGCATTAATGCTTCAAGGGATTTCAAGTCACCCATAAATTCTTCTACTCTGCCTCTCCCGTAGGCTTCACCATCTACAGTATTAAAACGTAGAGGTAACCAAGGTGTAGCTGCTAATGGAGCTTTACCTTTAGAACCAGGTATAACATAATTGTAAACTTCCTGATGCCATACGACTCTGTTGTTCTCACGTCTTACATGAGTAAAGACATCACATTCTTCACGGTTCTCATAAGAACTTTCATCAATAATGTCCTCAGCTTTTAGTCCTAAGATTTCATCAGGTACTATACCTTCTAATAACTTATGATTAATACGCTCTTTAGTAACAATTTCAATCACGTTGCCGTTACCATCTCGTTCTAAAACATAACGATTAAGCGGAAACATCTTTAAACCTTTCTGACCCATGAAGATCAATACATTACCTGCGACAACCAAGTGCTTTAATGCTTGGTGTACCACCACACGGTCACTTGAGGCAGCGATTGATTCAAGTATGGTTCTTTCTATCTTAGCAAAGGAAAGGTCTAACTCTGACTTTGCCTCTGGTGGTATGCCACCTTCAGCTAGTGCAGAGTCATCGAGTTGTAGTTTAAAGAAGCTTGTTTGTGGAGGTAGTAGTGCAAGCATCAACTTCGATGCAAGTGTTACTACACCCTTAGCTCCTACGGATTGCCAAGGAGTTATTAAATTCTTAGCTCCTTTGGTCTGCTCTTCCTCTCCTCTTACTAAATAAGGTAAGGTTAATTCTGTTGCTTGTTTCGCTACGTTTAGAAACTGGGAACGATCACTGGATAAACTGTCATATCTTAATTTAGCTGTCATTGTATTAAATGTTTAGTGTGTTTATCTTCATTGATCTGTTTAACTGTCCAGTACCTGAACGTGTACGACCTGTATTATAAGCTCTTGATCTTCGTATCTTTACTCCTTCAGCACTATCTCCTAACATTCTATAATTCATAGAAGAAGATATATCTGATAGTCTTTTGTTTAATGATGCATCTCTTTCATCTAAAAGTTTTTGATGTGCATCACCTTGAGACTTTAATTGGTCAGCCCAACCTTCTTCAAGCCCTTCTAAATCAGAAGTTATATCAGTTCGTAAGCCTGATAAACCAGAGGCTGCTTCAGCCTTAGCTCCAGCTATATCTTTAGCAGTCTGGGTAGTTAGACTTTCTAAACCAGAGGCTGCTTCAGCCCTAGCTCCAGCTATATCTTCAGCAGTTCTAGTAGATAAACCAGATATATCTCCACTTAATCCTAATATATCAGCAGCTGTTGAACTTTGTAAATCACTTAACTTGTTAGTCCAATCAGTACTTTGATCACCTAACTGTTTAGAAAACGCAGCTTCTACATTAGCTAAGTTAGTAGCAGCATCAGTTTTGTAATCTCCAAACTGATCTTGGAACGATTGTAACTGTTCAGATTGAGTGGTAAATTCATCTTGAAGAGTAGCAGTTTCACCAAACAATTTAGATAAAGAATCACCAGTCGTCGATTCTAGAGCATCATATTTATCATCAAAAGTTTGAGTTAAATTAGTTATGCTATCGCCATATTCTTTACGTAGATCAGTACCTAATTGATCTACATCAGCTGATAAGCCAGAGAAATCTTGCTTGACTTTACTTAGATCACCTTGATTAGCCTCAATAGCTTTATTAACATTATCTAAGTTAAGAGCTTTGATATCTGCAGCCCAGTCACCACGTAAAGTCTCTTCTAATCCAGCTAAATTCTGAGTCATCCTTGACTCAAAAGTTTCTTGACCTAATTTAGCTGTGTTAATTTTAGATTCATACTCATCTTTTAGAGTACTTAATCTATCTTCAAGTCCTGTTACATCTCCTATGTCAGTCGTTGTATCCCAGTTAGCCAACCGATCTTGGAGAGTTTTAATATCACTCTGAGCTGTACCTAAACCTCCACTGAGAGTGTCGATTGATTTGATTCGGTCTTCATTCCAACCTTTTAAAAGATCAATATCACTTGTCTTAGCATAACCAGAAAGGTCTACCTCTTGTTGACCACCTAAGTTATCCCAATCAACACCAGTAAGGAAGCCTTCAATATTCTCAATAGCTCCATGCGCCCATCGACTTTCAGCTTGTCTTTCCCAGTGACTTCGATCTTTAAAACCACCAGTATAATCA